GAACAATCTACGAACGTTGATATTGCTAAATGCTGAAGGTGCAGGATTTGCTGTTTTATCTCCATAAAGTATAGTTCCTTGACCAGGAAATGTTACTAATGGATTGATAGCATTTGGATAAAGAATATCGCGATCCGCTTGTGTTGGATTCCAACGCAATTTTACAATGTTTTTAATTTGTCCACGATTGAATCCAGCTGGTGACCACCATGGATCGTTTGTTTGATCTGTTCTAGCACAAAGTCCTGCAACGTCTCCGTTTGAAGGAACATAGCGATAAACATCGTTATAACGATCATACATGTATTTGTAACCGCTATCCAGTACAGCATATGTGGTATCATGGACTGTTCCTCCCCAACCAACCAAAGATTGTGCTATATTTGTTTGATTTTGAACTACAACTTGATCGTCTGGCGTGATGAATACTACCAAATCTTTTCTGACTGTAGCAATATTGTCGATGAGATAATTTGCCAATTGGAAATTATTGTATGTGCCAGAAGAACCACCAACTGGTTTTCCTTGCATCAACAAAGATACTGGTATTGTTGTATCTTTATACAAATCATATGCATTTGCCAAATCTACAAATTGATTTGTGCCCATACTGCTTTCGTTCGAACCATCGGTGCCGCCAACCATTCTCAATGTAGCTGGTGCTTGATTTGTAGAAGATGCCAACACATTCGAATTAGCCGATGCTGCACCACTTCTATCGTTTGCAAACCAAACATATTTTGAATTTTGATTTATAACTGTCTTATAATAATTTGCTGTACCATTGGTATTCTGTGCATCTACCGCACGCGATACATTATTGTATACTTCCAAAACTTGTCCTTGAACACCAGTGAAAAGACCTCCCTGATCCGCTATAACTACGCTCATAGTATCGATAGCTGAAGTATTTCCATACTGTTGAACCCATTGAGAAGTAGTTGGTGCCGATACAAGACCGGCATATTGCCAACCACGCGTCAATGTAACAACCGAAGAATTTCCATTGACTGTAGTGTTTGCAGCAAATGCAGTCGATTTCAAATAATTCGAAGTAAATCCAAGAGTAATGTAACCGCCTGTAGCATTCGATGTTTGTGTTATCGAATTGATTTGCAAATTTTGAGTACCAATCGTTGAATTGCCAACTGTTACAATGTCGCCATTTGTCAATGCAGATTTTACAGTAGTTGCATAAGTATTTGCATCGGCTGCCGTTGTATTTGCAGTGAAGGAAAGAAGGGCAGAATTTGAACCGATTGCAATGTTTATGCTACCATTTACTGCAACTGTTGCATTGGAAGACATAAGATTTACCGTTGAGCTATATGCGTTTGTGCTGTCGCAAATGCTAATTTGCAAAGAATTGCCGATTGCGCCTGGATATCTGGCAACAAAAAGGGCATTTGGATCCAAAGGCTTTCCTGTTACACCATTTGCATAATAATCGGTTGCGCTCTTTACTACGCAGTTGGAAACATTGGCAGTAGAAACGTTTGCAACAGCATTGAAAGCTGCTACAGCCGTGTTTGTAGTATTTGCAGCACGAGAGACGAAAAGAGCTGGACTATATGCCAAAAAGCTCGATGCTGTCATAAATGTTTCAGGATTCAACGATGTAGGTGCGCCAAATTTATTGACAAGATCGGTTTCACTTGTTACAAGTGTTGCTTCGCCGATGGGGCCCCATGGAAATACACCAGCAATACCACCAACAGTAGTGGATACTGGAGGAATTGTTGTTGTAAGATCAATTTCCGATACATTTACGCCTGGACTTACTTGAATTGCCATTAGTCTGTCTCCCTATAAAAATGGTTTATTTTATATTTTAGATATATTTATAAAATTTCGATTTCATCCCTCATCAACCAATTGTATGATATGTCTGTTTGATCGATTATTTCTTCAAATTGGCTGCCATGATCTATGAAACCAAAGGGGAGCATTTCTTCATTATATTCTTCGTCTGTTTTTTCTCTAAGTTTAGCTAATGTATTTATTGAAGTAAGTTCTTTAAAATAATTTTGGTCCGAAAGCCATCCAAATAAAACAAGCCCCATAACAATATCATCGTGTTTTCCTTGTTCTGCTTCATAGGATGTACCCTTCTTAGAAAACGTAGACAATTCGCTTATTGTTTCATAATCGTTTATAATCAATTGATTTTGTTCTATAAGAAGTTTCAATATAGAACAACCCACGGATTTGACAGATTTGGTTGTTCTTATTCCTTTATCGGTATTGGGTCTAAAACCAGAAGATATTCTTTTACCCGATCTACCGGCATGTTCTGTACAAAGTATATTCTCATATTCATAATCAAAATATAATGAATTGGATACTTGTTCTCCTATATCGTTGATTTCGGTAAGAATAGATGCCATATTGTAAGATTTACAAACTCTTTGTATTATTTCTGCATAATCTATAGGTGTTATATAATTGTTTCTGTATGTGCATACTTGTTTATATGGCATCTGAGTGACATCGATTATGCTGAATGCTGAATAATCCAATCCCTTGCCTCTAGATACATCTACTATGCATACATAAGAATGATTTTCTTCTGTGTCGATATATTTCGAAAGACCCATATGAGAATATAAAGGTCTTTGATGCACCAATTCTTTCAATTTCCAACCTGATATAAGCGTACCAGAAGAGCCTTGGAATTGGCACTCATACTCCTGGGCAAATTTTTCAAGATCGAAATTGAGAGCAGATAATGTATCTTTTCTCCAATTGTCGTCCCTTCCTGGAACTTGATTCCATGTAACAAGAACATTTTTATAATTATTTTTCTTTTTTACAGAATTGTCCCATAAAGCATAAAAATGGTTCAATCCGTTTGGTGTACTTACAAGAATAACCTGTGTAGATGTACCAGACGATATAGTAGGATATACCGATGTGAAAAATTCATCCCAATTTTCAATGAATGCAGCCTCATCGATGAACAACAGATTGATAGAAAAACCACGAATATTGTTTGCCGAAGTTGCAGTAGCAAGAACTCTGCTTCCATTCTCTAAATGAAATGAACCCTTATTCCATTCTATAATACCTTGTTGCATCCATTTTGGAAGATGCTGATAAGCAAGTTGTATTCTTCCAAGTATTTCTCTAGCAGTTTCAGCTTTATTTGCAAGAAGGGCAACATTTTTATTTTCATTGAAAAGAATATACCACAAAATATAACCGCAAGTTGTTGTCGATTTTCCAGCTTGTCTACTCGTTGTAAAAATGCAATATCTTTCTTTAGACATAGATTCTAGCATTTCAACTTGATAATCGTATGGAACGAAATTTACCAATCCTTTATCGACATGAACAATTTTCATATAATTTTTTACAAAATAAACAATATCTTCAGAACATTTTATCCATTCATTGATAAGATCGGGTGTCCAGTTTACAGATACTCCTGATCGTTTTAAGTTTTGATTTCCAAGATAAGGCTTATAATTTGGTATATTTTCTGTTGACATTTATTTAAAACCCTGTATAATGATCAATGACACAATGATTGAATAAATATATTATGCATTGCGTTGATTCTTAAGAAACTCTGCTAATTGAGAAGTGCTACCAACAAACAATTGATTGGTAACATGCGAAGACGATTCACCATGCATTTCATGCGATTTATCTAAATCTTTGATAGATTTTTGTAAGTCCATAAGTTTACCAGATGCATCCACAACTGTATCCATGAGTTTTGCTAATACTTCAAATGCTCTTGGGTGTTGAGATTGATCTGCTATTACAGCTAATTTCGAAATAGCATCCGTACCATTTTCAATAACTTCACGAATATTGGCTCTTGAGAAGGTAAAGTCTTCCATTGCAGAGTTATCTTCTGCTTTAGCCAATATGCTCGATATAGCTTGATTGTTATTAACGGATACCAAGGGTCCAATATTAAGAGCCTTATCTATTGGTGTTTCGTTAGATTCATCTTCTGTCATATTGTTTCACTTTATAAAAATATTCAATCAATGTGTTTCAGTTATAGTTGTCACATAACCATAATTGCTATTTGCCAATATTTGATTTACCGGTATAGAAAGACTTGCATTCGATGTTGGTTGTCCATTTGCTGTAAGACCTGGTTGATTGTATATAGCAGCAACATCTGGAATTCCAACCAATTCGTCTATATTTTTAGGTACATATAAATTTGCATCTGTATATTTAATGACTTTCGAGGTTTTTACTGGACCATAAAAATATCCCTTTAGAACAAAATCCAAATTCCAAACCATCGATCTGCGTTCTTTGAATCCCTCTTCATAAACATCGTCCAATTGAACATTTTGCAATACTATAGGAATATCGTTTTTAATGTTCATTTCTGGAATCAATTCAGCGGTAACTGTCCAATCAGGAGTAAAATAAGGCAATATTTGCTCCATTATTTTTGTACCATCTTCCGAATTTTTAGCCAAAACACTTAATTTAAAATTGATATTGTAAGGTACTGGAACATATTGATAATTTCTTTTACTATTATCTGTAGGATCATTGTGAGCCATTCTTACTACAGTTTGTAGTTTTCTTGTTGGATCATAATCCATACTGACTATTTCAAAAGACATCATTGGAAGAGGATATACCGCGGTAGGTCTACTTATAGTTGGATCTTGAATAACACGCGCCAACATGGCATCCTTTGGACCATATGTCAAAGGAACTCGTTCCAACATTGTGACATTTCCATTGCTGTCTGTTCTCGATATGCGTATATCATTGAACAAGCTTCCAAAACAAATAATATATTTTCTTATTAAGTCGAAATAAAATTGTGTAAACATTTTAGGACTTTTCTGTAAACGGATTGTCGGTACTAAAATCTATGAATCCACTCGAACCTAACGAAAAATTGTTGCTTCCGTTTTGAAGTGTATCGTTTATTGTACCTGGTGCTATTTTTTCAGGAACATAAGATTCATCCATAAGATAAGTTCCGGTCATATCTGTAAGTATATTGTTGGATTGATCCCTCAAAACATAATCCAATATATTCAACGGGAAATTTGTTTGTAAAGAATCGATAGATGGAATGCTTGTATTCAATATTTCATTTGAATATGCAAACAATTCGCATGTCAATTCCCAAGTTTGCAATGCACCCAATGGATAAAACA